CAGGCATTGCCGAACTAGCCCGCCGCAACGGCATTGAAAGTCTGGCCCTAGCCCATGATGGCTGCCCGTGGGCTAGCAAGGGCTGTCAGGCGGGCTGCCTAGCATGGTCTGGCCATGGTGGTCTGACCACCGCGCCCGCCGCTGCCCGTGCCCGCCGCACCCTTGCTTTTATCTACAATCACAAGGGCTACGCTGTGGCCGTGCTGATTGCCATTGCCCGTCAATGGCGCAAGGCACAAGCGCAAGGGCTGCCGCTTGCCATGAGACTTAGGGGCACTGACGATCTGCCCTGGCATGATCTGCGCTTTACTTTGAACGATGGAGAGGCGGCGGCCATTGCCCGCCGTTACGGGCTGCCCGTTGCCCCTGGCATGGGCACCACCATTGCAGAATGCCTTAGCCTTGCCCCTAAGGGCTCGATCCGCCCTTATGAATATTCCAAAGCGCCCGTGCATGGCCCTTATGGTCTCATCGCGCAACGGGCGGCGGGCATTGATACCACGGCCAGCATGGCAGCAGACCGCCCTGGCAACATCGCCCACTGCATCGATGCCATTGATCACGGTTTCCGCCTTGCCGTGCCCATTGCCCTTAAAAGGGGCGCCCCGCTGCCCGCTGCCCTGTTGCTGCGCAATGGTGACCGCATCGTTCGCCTGCAATGCATTGATGGGGATTTGCATGATCTGCGCTATCTGGACCCTGCAGGGCCACAGGCGGGCGGCTTCGATGGCGTTGCCGTGATGCTGCGCACTAAGCTCAGCCGGGGCGCTAGCGCTGCCGCTGCCGCCTTTAGCCTTGCGCCCATGGTTGGTCGATGGCAGCCCCTGGCAGGCGGCGGCCATGCTGCTTTTAGTCTTGCCATTTCAGGGTCCTATCAGTGGTTGGCCGATCATTGTGAGGGGCTGGCCAATGGCTGATCATCCCTTGCATGCCGTGCATGGTGACAATGGGGCGCCCATAGGCTACGTGGGCGCTAGTGGTGACAATCCCGCAATGCTTGCCCTGTTGGCTGAAATCATGCAACGGGGCGCCCGCGTTGAAATGCTGCAGCATGAACGGCGAGAGGCTATCAGGGCGGGCATCATCCCACCCTGTCCATGGGATGCCAATGACCGCCTTTGCATTTCAGACCGTGATTAATCATGCTGATCAGACTGACGCCATCACGCTATCTGTGGGCATCGCGCAATGCCCCGCCCCTCCCATTGTTTGCCCACTATTCAACGTGGCACGATCGACAATCAGGGTGGCTCGCCCTGTGGTCTTTGCGCTTGCCCTTTCTGTGGCTGATCATCGTTCAGTCACTGACCACTAAGGCCAAACTAAACCGCCTGAAACTGTCCGGCTTCTAACCACAGGCTGCCATTGATTCATGCCCTGCCTTTTTAGGTGGGGCCTTTTTATTGTTTGGCAATAGGGGCAATCAGTGAATTCAGATCAAAAATTTCAGGCGATACGATATCGTATCAGCATTTCGTAACATTTTGTAACATAAACCTGGCTGATCAGTGGCCAGGAAACCATAAGCTACGGTGATAGTGCAAATGTACTAGGGAGCAGTAGTACGGCAGTACTAGCGGGTGGAGGCGGGCATACCCCTCTCAGATGGCGCGATATTTTTCTCTAAATTTTTGACCTATGTTCACCCCGCTACATTTCTTTTCTTATAAAAAGCCAGTACGCACTGTCCGAACGATCTAGCAGTTTATGAGCCGGAGTGAGGACACTACAACTATTCGCGCACTATAGTCGCACCATTTCTTTTCCATTGTTCTTTAGAAAGCGCTCGCGCAGGAGCCCTCCTCAAGAGGGCGTTTTTTCTAGCGCTTTCTTTTCTTCTTTATTGCTTTTTCTTAAAAACAATAGCCCGTTGCAGCGCGACTATATTTCCCCGCAGAAACTAGCGAAGAAGAAAAGCAAAAAGGAAATGTTAAGAAGAAGCGCTTTTGACAAACCGTCGCTTGGGGCTCCTTTATGCTCGTAAGCGCTTCGTAAAAGAAGGTGAGAAAGGAAGAAGGCGCTCGCTCTGCAGGAAGCCTCGCTTGGGGCTCGGCACTGAACGAAACGCTCGCTCAGTGCTGGAAGCTTCGCGAACAGAGCGCCTTCGTAAGTGGAAGCAGCGCTCCTCCGAGAGCTAGTCTAGTACGCTGTTATTTGCGGGGACGGGTTTTTAGGGGGCCTAAGGCTAATGGTCAGCAAACCAAGACAAAGCCATGACAGTTCAAAAGCTGCCAGAGGCTGCAGTGTTCTTCCAAAAGCCTTGCTACAAAAGGAAAAGGAGGCTTAAATGGCTCCTGTGGTGCTCTTGGGGAGATTCTGAGCAGCGCTTTTTCCTTCCATCGTCTTCTCCCAGGGCTTCTTTAGACAGTGTTTTGGCCTCCAAGCAGGAGCTGTTAATCGTCTGGAAGACCATTGAGCTGGTAGAAGAGGCAATGGAAGGGAAAGTGGAGGACGCCCCTGCTGCCGACGAGAAGCTTGTGGCTTCAATGAGGCGTCGGTATAGTGGCAGGATCGTCTGGAAGCAACTGGCCGAAGAGCAATGAGCTACTACGGGGAAGGCGAAGAGCTGATTGTCGTGGTGAGTGCCTGGCGCGTAAGGGTGGGGGTGAAGCGCTATTTGGGAAAAGCCGTAAAGGAAGTGCTTGAAAGAATCAAGCCCGAAAAGGATCAGCTATGGAAAAGCAGTCGAGGCCACCATTTCGATGGGTATTCCGCAACCATGGTTGACTATCGGGCTTCCGTGGGCGAGACTGTCCTCGAAGCCTTCTACCCAGACTGGTAAAACCATCAAGCCTCTCTTGCCCCGGCTCGTAATCATGGTTTTCGACGACAAGCTATTTTCCTGCTAGTCCCGATAAAAACACGAAGCGGCGTGCAACACGGCAAAGCCTTCCAAATTAATGCGCTGAAGCCTTTCGGGATAGAAGCAGACGAGTTCTTCTCTTTCCATTTCTTTCCCATTGGCTCCCGTGCGCCAATCATCGCCTTCCTGAGACAATGTTCTAGGAAGGCTTTTTGCCACTTCCAAGCTTTGCTCAAAAAGCGCAGGAGGGTAAAGTTCCAATAAGCGACTGTACACCGTCATATACTTTCCCATGGTCTCTTGATTGCCAATGGCATAGAGGTCGCAAATGTCGTTTGAATGGGCGCCATCATGCTGCCAAAGCGCATCCTCAGGCTCAGGGCCTTCTTTCTTTTTATCGTGCCAGCCCTGCTCCCACCACTCTTGATGCTTTTTATCGCAAGCAAGACAGCCCCCGCCCCCACCAGGATGACTATGCACTACGTTGTTTGAAGCAATAAGAAGCTTATCAAAGCGACTGTCATTAAAAAGCAAAAATTCTCTGATGCTCCATCGTCTTGGTTCTATATCAAAACGCAGCTTCACAATGGTTGTGTAACTGATGCCTGTTTTGCGCTCATAAGCCTGCATGGCTCTGTAGCTTTGCTCCATCGAATAGAGCTGAAGAGCAATGTTGATTTTTGCTGCCTGCTTAATCAGCAACAAGGCGTGGTCTGGTACCACTAGCTTTTGTAGGGCTTTTGCTTCGTCTTCAAACCAGCCATGCTTAAAGGGCATGCCTTCTAGCATGATTTCTTTATCTTCCAAAGGCTTTTTCACATAGACACCCTCTATGCGATTGCGACCCACTTGCTTGGCAAAACAATCTTCGCTCCAAGAGTGGTAAAAGCAATGAACAGTGGCTCCGTTGTCTTCAAGCTCTTTAATTAGTCCCTTCCATCGCTCCTTATGTTTTAAGAAGCTTCTCTTGTGTCCAGAAAATAGGAGAGCAATGTTCACAAATGGTGAAGATTTTCTGGAATTGTAATTAATCCTACTGGACAAGAATAGTTGAGTAGTTAGCGTGGTTGAATTCCTTGGAGACAATCATGTTTGATGATCTCCCCGCTCCCTTTCGCAGCGGCACCATCAAGATTTGGCCCGTCCACTCAAAGCCCGACTTTAGCTGGTTTATTGCTTACGAAGGCAAGCCCTACTATTTCAAAACCAAGCAGGAGGCTTTGCTTTTCGCCCGAGATGCGCAAAGCGAAAAAGATCCTGAAGGCCTGTGTGATTAAGGCTAAACTATGCTCTGTTGATCGCCGCCCGCAGGAGCGGGCTTTTTTGTCTGATGAAACTCAAGGAAGGAGCCTCGCCGTCAAAGATTGCTCGCACAGGGCGAGTCCAAAGTTGGATGGATGATGCTGACGGGCGGTTGCCAGTGAGCTGCACGGTCTTCGTTGTCGAGGATGCAATGGAGGGGGCAAATGGCATTGAAGATTCTTGGCGCTTTGTTTCCCATGGTTTGAGAAATGGCGCTGGCGTGGCTGTCCATCTATCAAATTTGCGTGGCAAGGGAGAAGAAAATGGCAAAGGACTAGTGGCAAGCGGTCCTATTAGTTTTGGCAAGATTTATTCCACGCTTAATGAAATTTTGCGCAGGGGTGGAAAATACAAAAATGGTGCCGTAGTTCTGCATTTAGATTATACGCACCCCGATATTGTTGATTTCATCAAAGCTTCTAGGCAAGAGCTGCCATGGGTGAAGCGTTGCGTGAACGTAGACGAAGATTTCTTGGAAAAGGGTTCGCCTGAGTTTATTGAGCATTTGCTCAAAGGCATTGCTTCGGGCGACATTTGGCTCAATAAAATTCGATACGATCAAAATGGAAAGCGCATCCGTGCCAATGTCTGCCTCGAAGTTTATCTTCCTCACCGTGGCACTTGTCTTCTTCAGCACGTCAACATGGGTGCTTGCGCACTCGATGAGCTAGTACCGGCTTTTGTTGAGGGCATGAACCAGCTTTGTGCTCTCCATCCAACAACTGGCGTGGATGCCACTGGCGAATACTTGGCTCCCATGTGGGATAGGCAAGTAGGCCTGGGCATGCTTGGCCTCGCTAATTTCCTTTCCATCCATGGCATTTCTTATCAAGACTTCGGGCTGGCTCTCCAAGAGGCAAATGATGACATTGTTGGCGAAGCCGAGCCCAAGGCATTTGAGGCGGCCTTGGCACTTAAGCAAGCAATTGAAAGCGCAGCAGAAGTGGCAAGAGCAAACAAAATGGACCGCGCCTTCTGCATTGCCCCCACAGCATCGTGCTCCTACCGTTATCTCGACAGCAAGGGCTTCACTACGACGCCTGAAATTGCACCTCCTATTGGCCGTCATGTCGATCGGGACAGCGGCACTTTCGGAGTGGAATCGTTTGACTATGGCCCAGTTGAAACTGCAGAACAAGTTGGCTGGCAAGCTTATTTCAAAGTTGCCAATGAACTAGTGCGCATGTACCAAGCCACTGGTTTGTTCCATGGTTATTCGTTTAATTCATGGAGCGATGTGGTGAATTACGACGAAGCCTTCCTTCGCGATTGGCTAGAATCTCCTCAGACAAGCCTCTATTATTCTCTGCAAGTTCTTCCAGACACGCAGAGAAAAGACGATGCCTTCGCGGCATTGGACGACAGCTTTAAGAGCATGTTTGGCCTCGATGACCCCGAGGTTATAGGAGATGCTGTCTCTTGCGATATGGAAGCTGGGTTCTGTAGCGCCTGCGCTGAATGATTTCCCTTCCATTGCTCTTCTACAAGGGGGATTCTCTCCCCCTTTTTCATTCTTTTTCCATCGCTTTATTTAATAATGGTCACCGCCGAGCAAAGCCCCTACCTTTCAATGATTGCTAAAAAACGCCCTTGGCAGGCCGTGCCAGTGGATCAAGGCAAGCTTGTCGATGGCAGCGAGGAAACTTTGTTTCGTGCTCTTGCACTTCGTCACCTTGAACTGCCAGTAAAAGACTTCCTGCAGCAAGGCCTTGAAAAGGATTTGCCCTCCACTCCTGGCGTGGTTGAAGCCCTCATTCATAATCAACAAGACGAGGAGCGCCATGATGAGGCGCTGAACTATGTGGCCGCTGCTCATGGCACTGACACCCAGGCAGAAAAAGAAGTAATGAACATTTTGAAGGCTTGGGAAGAGCACCCTGCCCATCCCATCCTTAAAGCTTCTGTGCTGGAGCGGAGTCTGTTCTTTGTGATTCTTCCGTTCTTCCGTTTCAATGGAGACGTGGGCATTCGCACCGTCAGCGCCGACATCAGCCGGGATGAGATCACTCACGTTGGGGTGCATAGCCTTGTGGCTCGTGAGCTGAATGAAGAAGCGGGTCAAAGCTTGAACAAGCTTCGTCGTGCCACCGCCTTGTGGATTTTCGACAAGCTTGGCAAGAACGAAAACAAATGGCTTGATAAAGACTTCTGGCTGCGTCAGAGCGACAATTTGTTTGAGCGCGGCAAGGCAGAAGAGCTTTCCGACACGCAACGCAGTCGGATGCCATCGTTCTTCGAGGCTCCCAATACAAGCCTGCCTTCCTACGGGCGAGCCTGATAAACTAAGGGGCGCAAGCCCCTTTTTTATGAGCGCTTTCGTCACGGCAGACTTGCACTTGGGCCATAGGAACATCCTCTCCTTCGACGCCCCTGACGGCTCCCCATTGCGCCCTTTCTCTTCCATTGAAGAGATGCATGAAACCATTCAAGAGCGATGGAACAAGAAAGTGCATAGGCGGGACACTGTATATGTGCTTGGCGACGTGGCCTTTTCAAACACGGCCCTAAGACTGCTTGAGGGGTTCAATGGGAGGAAAATTCTTATTGCTGGCAATCACGATCGCCTTCCGGCCAAACTTTATCTCCAGTATTTCGAGGATATTCGTGGGGCTTACTTCCGAGACGGCTTGATTTTCACGCATGTTCCCGTCCACCCCAAAGGACTAACGGGGCACTATCAAGGCAATGTCCACGGCCATCTCCATTGTCATTTGGTTAATACAGAAGAAGGAAAAATAGACACGCGCTATTTCAATGGCTGCTTAGAAAGAAATGATTTTGCTCCAGTAGCATTAGAACACATCAAAGATTTCTTTACAGCTCGTGGACGAGCGCAAGCGGACGTTCAACACGCCCATTAGAGCGCCTTGGAATCCCGTTATTCATCAATTGCTTAAGGCAGTAGATGAGCACATGGCTCTTTATTTTGAGCAGCATGATCCTTGGCACTTAGAAAAAGCGGCGATGCTACGAAGGTATCTTCATGAACTTAAAACTTACATACACAAGCAAGAAGGAAAATAATTAATAATTATTTAACGAAAAAAGTGAATGGCGTAACAATTGCTACAAAAATGGCGGGATAGCTTAAAACAAAGCGCATGATTCATCATGACCCGTCTTGTCTATCGCGGCGTGCCTTATTTCATGGAAGAAGAGCATGAAGCATTTTCCGCCTGGTGGCGCTGGGTGCATCGTCCCGTGTTGTGGCTTGTCTATCGCGGACAAAAATACCGCCCTTGCCAAAACGACAAGAGCGGCTGGTAAGGCAATTAAGCCAAGCAAAGGCGATAGCCAGTGATTGAAGCTTTCTGAGCTTGTTCGAGCCTTGCGGCTTTCAAAAGCTGAAGCTTCACAAGCATGAGCTTGTTCATGGCGCTCCTCCATTGTCCCCATCCCCCGTTCCGTGGATGGCTGACATGCGCCCCGCAAGGGGGTGAACGTTTCTTTAGCTTACCATGCCCCATGCCGGAATCGAACCAGCTTGATCACCAGAAGGGGCGCAGAGGCAGAGTTTTCCCGCGATAGGGAATCAACTGGTGCGGCCAGTGCTCTGCCTTGCTTCGCCTTGGATGGTTGCACATCCTGGTGGTTGGGAGCTTCCACACTCCCTGATTGCCGAGAAGTTCCTGAGGCTTCACGGAATCCCCTTGTATTGAGTCAGCATTGACGAGGATACTGACTAAAAGCCCCCTATTCAGGGGCTCCGTTGGCCAACGGGCTTCTGCAGAAAGCTCAAAAATGTTAGCACCGTTCGCTCCAGAACACGGCAGCTCCCTCTAAGAACAATTGCTTATTTCTGTGGCGAGCCCAGTGAAAGGGCACGATTTCTTCGTAGCGCCTGCCATGAAGCGAAAAGCAAAGCTTCACCATGGTCAAACGTCATACAAGCGACAGCCGGGAGCCCAAGGTTCTTTATGGCAGCGCCTGTTCCAGAAACGCTCGTGATTGCTGCGCGTCAGATCGTAGTAATGCTGCATGCGAGCCTCATAAATGGCATAGGCGCCATCCACTTGCTCACTATCTTTCCCCCATAGCCTTGCCATATCTTCCATGGCATATGCCGCCTCAATGGCAGCATGAAACGCTTCCTCAGCCGCCGCAGAGAGAACCATGGGAGGTAAGGCGTGTTTTTCCAGTCTATTGCCGTTGTAATTGTTGCTGCTTCAGTGCCTGCTGATGCTTTTTAAGGCGAGGCAAAAGAGAGGGTTCGTAAAAATGATCGGCAGAAAGAAGCTGCAATGCTGTTTGGTTATCAGCCTCAAGCAGCGCCACAAGATAGGTGGCTTCTTTTAGTGAAAGGTCAAAATTGTTCATTGCCGATTAAGTTCACAAGCGCTAATGCACATTGTTCAAGATTCTAAGGGCAATCAGCGAATAAGACTATTCAACCAATCAATATCGTCATCTTTTGAGGCTTCAAGAATGGCACCAGCCAAGGCAAAAGCAAAGTCGTCCACGCCAGTTTCTTTACCGCCAGTGACACTCCATTGTCCGCTTTGCCTATACAAAACTCCCAAATTTTTAAGCTGCCATACTGCCTTTTTGTGTGGATAAAGTTCCATGAGGCCAGCATTAAAAAGCTCCTTCATCTTGCTAAAAGCTTTCATCTTTGTGCTCACAGACCAAGCAAGTTCTGCCACAGGGAATTCCTTGGCAAGAGTTTGAATGGTGCCTGAACTATTGAACTGGTCAAGTACGATGCTGGCGAAGTCATAAATACGGTGGTGCTCTTTAATCCACTCCTCTACTTTCGCAATATTCACTTCTTTCTTTCCTGCAATGTCAAAGTCGGGCTCGAAAGAGTGAAACTTGTCTACAACTAGTCTTTGACCCTCGTAGTGAACAATGCAAGCGGTGTAATCGTCTCGCCCCACGCCCCCTCGGGCGGGGTCAAGCGCAAGCACATAGGTGCCCATGTATTCCTTTTTGGGAGGAAGAATGGTCCTGTCTTTATTGATGGCAATGTCAACAATTTCTGGCGCCAATAGCACCGCATTGTTAGCTCTAAATTGAGCACCATATTCCACCCAAAAACTTTCTTCGTCTTTCTTGCGAGCGTTCTGCAAGAAGTCGCAATCAAAGGGTAGGCTTGGATTGATTTCCCAGGTAGGAATTTGCAAGGCTTGCATCCCAGGGAAGTCGCCGCTTTGCGCCTGTTTGAAATGGTCATAAAACAGGCCACTAGTCAACCATGGAGACGATAGTTCAATGATCTTTCCATATTTACCGAACTGGGCAATGGAGGGAGCAAGAGCTGTGTACATAGCCTCCGCGCCTCTATTGGCATCACCATCAATGGAGAAAGCAAGTTCGTCCATGACCACGGCGCACACGGCCTTACCACGAGAAGCACGGGCCGAGGCTGGAATCGCTTGAAACACGCAGCCATTGCTTAGTTCAATTTCCAAAGCAGTTTCCCTGACAATCTCTTGCTCAAGGGGACTGTTGACGATGAGCTGGCGAATGTTATCAAGAGCAATTTTGGACTGGCCAAGATCGTTCGCCACCGTCACCACATACCACTTCTCGCCTTTTCTCACTTTTTTACGAAAGAATTCGTCTTGACAAAAGGCCATGTAAGTGGCGGCTACCGAGGCCATAAAAGTCTTGCCGCTTCTTCTTCCCATTGACCAAATGGCATGATTGATCTTGTCTTCAAACAAGCCATTTAATACGCGCTGCTGGCGCGGCCACAGTGGAGTTTTCAGGACGTGCTCGGCAAACTCACTACAGCGCAGCATTTTCCAACAGAGACAATGGTTTCAAGACTTCTTTGGGAACGAAATATGCTGGACGCCCGCGAGCGGGATCAGCCCAGTACCGTTCTTGCATTGCTTCATGGCCGTAGCACCAGCCATGAATCAGGGTGGTTTTGTTTTCAATGGTAACGAGAACAAACTTTTTGGCAGGATCTTCGTTGCGCTGAACAATCAAGTCGTACTTGTGCTTCGAGCGCGTCTTCACGTCAATGCCTGGCAGGTCGTCGGAACCCCGCTTAGCCTCGGTTTCTTTATACAGTTCATGCTTCAGCCCCAGATAAGAAGCTACTGCCATTTCGCCTGCGGCACCAAGCAAATGAATGTCCAGAGCTTTCTGGCCCACTGACGCGCCACGGTTGCGCCCACGAAGCCCTTTCATTTCATTGACGCCTTGACGCCTCAATCCCTCTTCCATTGCAAGGCTTCTTTCTTCTTCGGAGAAAACAAACTCAACGGGAGTGGGCATAAATGAAAAAACTTCCTGCACATCTTACCCACTTCTAGAATGGTGACAAGCCCACCTTTGTAAACAATGTCTGAAGAAGCCGTAGATCTTGGTCATTCCAGCGCTGATGGTTTGCGAAATGACGGTCTTGCCAACGCCTTGACAGGCATGGGAATGCCTTCCAGGGACAAGAGTCTGTATACCACTGCTCAGCCCATTGTTTTTCTGGCCCAAGAGGAGCTTGAGGCTCTTTACGGGGAATGGCTGCCGCGTCGAATTGTGGACATCTATGCCGAGCAGGCCACGCGCAAAGGCTTCAAGGTGTTGTTTGGTGGCGAAGGGGCTGCCGCTGAAGAGGTGGCTGGCATTGAGCAGGCTATCGAGGATCTGTACATCCTTGAAAACTTTATGCTCGCCAGCAAAAATGCAAGGCTTTACGGCGGTTCTGTCATTCTTCTTTACATTGACGACGGTCGCCCTGCTGACCAGCCCGTTGATAAAAGCAAGATTTATGCCATAGAAGGTATGGAAGTGTTGGATCGCTGGCAGATTGCGCCAGTGATTAATGAAGAAAACCTATATGACTATTCCAAGGCAACGTACTATCAAATTATTTCCGGCGATCTCATTCGTCAACCACAGCTCACTTACATTCATAAAGACAGGATTTTGCGCTTTGATGGAGACTGGCTTCCCTATCGCATTCGACAACGGAACTATGGATGGGGAATGAGCAGTCTGCAGACTGTCTATGAAAGCTTCAAGCATTACTGGACCGGCCTAAATAGTGCCGCCACGCTTCTTAGTGAGTTTGACATCTTTGTTCACAAGATTCGCGGCTTGTCGCAAATGCTGGCCGCTGGCAAAGAGAAAGACGTAAGAGATCGCCTGGTGCTAAATGATATGAGCAAGAGCGTCTATCGCGGTTATGCCATTGATGCCGAGAAAGAAGAACTTGCTTTCATCAGCAGGAACTTCGGTGGTGTGGGCGAAATCCTTGAAAAGATGCGCGTTGATATTATTGGCGCCTCCAAAATCCCCCACACCATTCTTTTCGGAGAAAGCCCAAGCGGCTTGGGGTCTACTGGCCGTAGCGAAGAGCGAGACTTTGCTAAAACTCTGGCCGACTACCAGCAGGCCACTTTCCATCGCCCCCTTAAAAAGCTGATGGAATACATCATGCTCAGTCGCACTGGGCCTACTGACGGGCGACTCCCCGAGTCGTGGCGAGTTTCCTTCAATAATCTCTTTGAGCTTAATGAGCGCGAAAAAGCGGACGTTAGGGCTCGCGTGGCGGCCGTTGATGGCCGCTACATTCAGCTTGGCGTGTTGAGCCCCAAAGAGGTGGCCGATGCGCGTTATGGAGGCAGCGAGTGGTCCATGGAACTCACCCTCGATCCATCCGTGGTTCGCGAATTGCCTATGCAGCCAGGAAAAATGAACGTGCCCCCTGGAGGGCGCGACCCTTTGAATGAAGAAAACGGCACTTTGCCAATGGACGGAAGTCGGGAGGTGCAGGATGCTGCTGGTTTGTTTCTGCCAAAAGATCTAGAAGAGATTCGTGGGGATGTAACCTTCACGGACAAGGAGCTTCATACTCGTGCCACGGCTGCTGCAAAAGCAAAGTTTAAGGTGTGGCCTTCTGCCTATGCCAGTGGTTATGTGGTAAAGAGTTATAAAGAAATGTACAAGAAAAAGCATGGCTCACTGAGCGGTGCTTTCAAAGGAAGCGACGGAGAGGAAATGTATGCGGACGATTTGGACAAATGGTTTAAAGAGAAGTGGGTGAGGATTGGCGCCAATGGCGAAATCCTTGGTCCTTGTGGCGCCCGCGAAGAAAAAGAAGGCAAGCCCAAGTGCCTCCCGCAAGCCAAGGCTCAAGCCATGAGCGAAGAGGAGCGGCAAACAATTGTTGCTCGCAAGCGCAAGGCTGATCCCGATCCCGAGCGTCGCGGCCCCGCAAAAATGGTAAGTAGCAAGGTAGATGCTATTGATGCAATGCAAGTGGAGGGGTTGATGCTTGGCGGCATTGACGAAGCGGCTTTCATCTCCGACGAGGACATTGAAAAAGCGCTTTCCGAATGGAAAGATGAAGTGCCCGCCAAGTTTGAAGATTTGCTGGAAGCAAACGATGCTGAATGATCTTTCTTCGTTTAGCAAAGCCGTTTTGTCCAGCAGGATGGACGCTGCTTGGTCCTACGACCGAATTACTGGCCGTTATCGCGACGATCGAGGAAAGTTCTTAAGCAAGGCGGCAATTGGTCAGCTTGTAGACAAGCGCATTGATAAACTTGAAGGCCTATTGAAGCGCTACACGCGCATGCTGTCCAATGGGCAAATCACGCTTGATCAATGGCAAGGCAGTGTCCGCGAGGCGATTAAGACTGCTCATATTCAAGCAGCGATTGTGGGCTATGGCGGTAGAGAGGCTATGGGCACTGCAGAGTTTGGTCGCATCGGCCAGAGGCTTCGTGCGGAATATGGTTATCTCCAGAATTTTGTTTCCGATTTGCTTGGTGGTCGCGTTTCTGCTCCCATGGCTGTGGCTCGCATTGGCCTATACGCTCAAAGCGTTCGTGGTTCTTACTGGCAGGGAACAGAACTTCGCGAGCAAGAGCGAGG